TTTATGCCCCTTTCTTTATAGAGCCGGGACAGCTTCGCCCGGTTCTGGTTTGTTAGTCTCCACTCCTTGAAGAATATACGCGCACCGTTTAACAGCCTGAAGCCTTGTTTCTTGCCTTCTGTAATGGGCTGGTCTATCAGTTCGGAATGATCCCGCAAGAAGTCATTTATAAACAGCATCTTAAAAACTCCTCTTTGTTGGTGTATTCCTTCGGGGATTGGGCCAGATGTAGCCGTATTAGATAGGCTCTTTCCGGGTGTGGGTAGCTCTCGTCGTGGTTTCTGGCTCGAATCCATAAAAACAATGTACAACCGGCAACCATTAATAAACAATAGCCCACAGGACGACAGAACACGACCACAACAGCGAGCCGGGCTGGCTGCCGTGTTGGTTGTGCTGCGCGTTGCGTGCTGCTGGCCAGTATCGCCAACCTTGAAGATAGATCCCCCGCCATTTGTCTGGCAAATTGCACAGAATCAGGCCAACCGGGGCGACATTAACACACCAGAAAAGCGTTTTTTCTGCTCAACGGAATCCGCAGATTGGCTTCCGCTTTGCACCCCCCGGCCCGCACTGAAGTAGCTTCCCACAGATTGTACGAGCTATTTTTGGCAAATTGGGTAGGTTGGTTAGGTATACATTTCTGTATTATTTTGTCTACTTTTAAAGGGTTAGGGTAAGCCTTTATTATTATATAAAAAAACCCTTACCGGAAGCCTTTCAATAAGGGTTAAGCAAAGGGTATGCGAAAGGCTCCCTATATGTATATGTATATGTATATGTACTAAGTATGGTGTAAGTAAAAGAAGCGCGCGCGCGAGAAACTATGAAACTTTTATAAAATTATTTTGTAGATTAGAAAGTGCAAGTACAATGTCGCAATAGAATTTTTGAGGTTTACAAAATTTCAGAGGCTGACGATCTTGGCATAAAATACCGTAAGGATTGGCGTAATGCTTCCAAGAACGATTGGATTCTTACGGCTGATGAAAAGGTTTTACAAGTATTAGGCAGGCGTAAATATAACACTGAAAAAAAAAAGGAAGTCTATTTAATCAGAACCGGATATGGTGAAATTGCAACATACAAACCCCAAATGTACTCTCGTAAGCAGCCTGATTACGAATGGGATATTCGTTACAAAAAGAACCTGTTAAGGAATGTCAAACCCACCGCTTTACAGAGTGCTTTCATTGAACAGCTTATGGACAACTGTGAGCCTGACGAGCGCGGTGTGTGGAAGATTCCTGACATTATTGATACCTATATGGCTGTATATTGCGACAATAATCCGTCAAGCTCACTTCGGCGGGCAATGGCAATACTGCGAAAGGACAGTGTAAAAGAAGTTATGGCAGGAAAAATGAAAGAACGCTTGGAATCTGTTGGTATTGATGACGAGTATGTAGCGAAAAAGTACAAAAATTTTATTGAGGATCGGGATGCGCCAGCCAGTACAAGGCTGCAGGCATTGAATCGCGTGAGTGAAATAATGGGCCATGTTGAAAAGAAGGAAAGTATAACTGAACAGACTGTATTGATGCTGTCTGACGGCGATAAGAAAATGCTGGCACAGCATAAACGGCAGCTTCCGGATAAAGAATTGGTGGATATTATTACACATGGTTCAAATGGAACAGAGACAAAGAACATCAATTCAGCTTAAAGAGGATATTGAAAATATTCGTATTGGATTTATCTGCATTGAAGGTAAAACATACGATATTTCACCTGCAATTACAGCCTGTATACTCGATATGCTGAATGAAATAGATGAACTTGAACAATTATTGAATAATTTGAAAAATTCTGAAAATGTTGCACGATCCTGATCGAAAAAAAATACTGCAAAGGATGTATATTGATCCTTTTTTCTTCGCTGAAGTGCTTTTTAGCGATAAAAATAACCCCATGCACTACCACATGAGGTGCAAATCACCAAAATTTCATAAGGAAATCTTTAATGAACTCCTGCATTTGGAACCGGGCGACAAAATGGCGGTGGTTGCACCACGCGGACACGCTAAAACTACCCTCGTTTCATTTATTTATCCCCTCCACCAAATGCTTTTTGGCGAAGAACGCTTTATTCTTTTAATATCCGAGTCGGAAACACAGTCTAAATACCTTCTGGAAGCTATTGGCAACGAAATTGAGTATAATAAGAAAGTTCACGAGTATTTTGGCAATAGAATGGGCGAAACATGGGGCAAAGAAGAAAAAGAAGTCATTACTGGCTTTGATGAGTATGGAAAATCTACCGGAATGTGTAAAGTGCTTATTCGCGGAACCGGACAGAAAGTTAGAGGTTTGAAATATGGGCCGTATAGACCTACATTAACCATCATCGATGATGGCGAAGGTGAATCAAACACAATGACGGAACTGTCAAGGGAAAAATTTGTACGCTGGTTTAATGCAGCAGTCATTCCCGGCTCTACCGATGCTAAATTGTGTTTTATTGGAACTATTGTTGATGATAATTCGTATTTAAATCGAATCGCGGGGCGCAGATCATATAGCAAGGCTGGAGATCGAATCGTAAAAGGTTGGAAAACAAGATTCTATCAGGCGATTCCACAAAATGTGGACGAAGGACGTTTTGTCGCCTCCGGAAAAGAGTTTCGTAAAAATAAACAGGTTCAAGTATTATGGAAGGAACATAGATCGTATAAATGGCTAAAAGCCGAAAAAGACAGGTTAGCCTCCGAAGGCCATGTGTCTTATTTTTATCAGGAATATCAGAATATTCCTATGGACGATTCTTTTCGTATATTCAAAGAAAAAGATATTCAGTATTGGGAGGGCTATTATACCTTCGATAACGGTCAATCTTATGTTACGAAAATATCTGAAAAAGGCGAGGAAAGAGTTCCTGTCAACACTTTTATGGGCGTTGACCCAGCTTCCTCGGAAAATAAAAAAGCTGACTACACTGTAATAATGGTTATTGCCGTCGATCCGGACTTTAATATCTATGTGATCGACTACTTTCGCGGACAGGTATCACCTATGGACGGCGCAGACCGTATCTTTGCCATGTCGGATATTTATAATCCCCGGGCAATCAAGATCGAGGAAACTGGCCATGTGATGCTGGCAGACTATATCCAGCGGCGCAGTAAGGAAACAGGACGGTTTATGAATATTAACCCTAAACAGGCAATTAAGAATAAGTTTTATCGCATTAAACAGATGCAGCCGTACTTTGCCTCGAAAGCTATCTTTGTCAGGGAAACGCATTTTGACCTGATTGATGAATTGCTGCAGTTCAAGGAAACAGGCTCGTTTAAAAAAGATACACTTGATGCGCTGCGCTGGGCATTGGACGATGTGTGGAAACCGAATATGCAGTTCAAAAACAATGCGTGGGTTGAACCGGATACAAGCAAAACGAGGGTTGATTGGGAAACCGGTCAGGTATTCTATAGCTGATGGCTATCAATGTAAAAAAATTAGACCTTCCTGAAGTTGATTATACAGATGTGTGGAATGAGTATAAACTGTTTCAATCTTCAGGTGAGGAATGGCGCTACCAAATGGCTGAAGATGAGGATTTTTATCTCGGCAACCAGCTGACAGAAGCGCAAAAGGAATATCTTGAGTCTGTGGGCCAGCCGCCGGAAGCAAATAACAAGATCAGGCCGGCAGTGGAAACGGTGCTTGCCAATATTGCAGCTGCATCTCCGGAATGGGATGTGCGCCCTATCGGCAAAACAGATAACGATATGGCCTTTGTATGCAACCAGATGCTCGATTGGATATGGCGGGAATCTCACGGCGATGTGCAGTTCCGTAAGGCGTGTAAAGATTTTATCATCAAAGGACTTGCTTATTTTTATGTCTTTCCCGATTGGAATATTGATGGCGGTGAAGGCGGAGTCAGGCTGCGACGGCTGTCACCGGAATCGGTGTTTGTCGATCCCAATGCGATGCTGTCTGACTTTTCAGACGCATCTTCTATGATATTTTCCGATCTGCATACCAAGAAATCACTTATTGCTGTGTTTCCGCAGTATGAAAAAGAAATCGAAGAAGCCCGGGAAGATTATGAGATTAACGAGCAGGGTTCGGGAAAGTATTCCAGAGATCAGGTGTGGACAAGGGGCGATGTGAGTAGAGATCATCAGGAAATGATTCGCAAGTATGTGCGCTTCAGTAAGGTCAATGTGCCGATGGTGTTGATTACCGATGTGAATACCGGCAAATCACAGAAACTGACCCGCGAAGGCTATAAGGAAATGGCAAAAGACCCGCGCTACGGTACGCTGGTGAAAGAAAATGTCATTATGGAAGAACTGGTCTATGAAAAACATATACGCGAAGTGGCACTATTCGGCGATCAGATGATGTACGATGAAGTTCTGCCGATTACAGAATATCCGATCATACCAGCCTGCAATGAACATACCTCCACACCGTATCCATCCGGAGATGTGCGTCATGCAAAATCACCGCAGCGGATGCTCAACAGAACGGAAGCGCTGTTAATATCACATACCAGCGCAACAACAAATTTTAAACTGCTTTACGAGGACGGTGCTATCGATCCGGGTGAAGTTAACAAGTGGCACATTCCAAATGCGCTAATTCGGGTTAATCCGGGTGCTTTGAGGGAGCAAAAAATAAAAGAGTTTGCACCGCCCTCAGTAAGCAGTCAGCTTTATACAGAAAAACAACGCTTTGAACTGGACATCGAGCAGGTCTTTGGCGCATATAAATACTTGCAGGGATCAGCATCAGATGCACCGGGATCAGTGGGTGAGGCACAGATAGTGGATGAAGCGGTGGCAAGAAAACAGAACTGGAAAATATTGCCGATATACGATATGATTACGCGGGCGGCAAGGGTGGCACAGGAATGGATGCCGTCTGTCTATAATACACAAAGAGTATTAAGGGTGGTTAACCCGGACGGAGAAGCAAGAGAATTAATGCTGAATGAACCGGTGATTGATGATAAAACCGGTGCGGTAATGCGGATGTACGATATGCAGTCTGCAAAAGTTGATATAAAAGTTGTGATCGGCAGTACAAGAGCTAAATCACCCGCCGCCGATCTGCAGCGGGACTTGTCATTGTTAAGTGCCGGTATCTATGACCGAACACAGGTTATTATGAATATGCAGGGCGATATGGATAAAGCGTCACTCATTGCCCGCCACAGCGAAATTCAGGAACTGCGCGGTGCGGTTGAACAGATGAAAGCACAGCTGAAACAGATGCAGGGCGATATGCAGACCCGCGAAAGAGAAATTTTCCACGCCAATATGAGGGCGGAAATTGCCGAAGCTACCAAGCCAGTACAACAGGCTTTGAGCAATGTAAAGGCGAACGCAAAACTTGAAGAAGCGAGACAGAGAGATGCCTCGAAAAAGGTAAAAGAGGGTGCATCTTCTGTTCTAAACGCGATTAACTCTGAAACAGCGGCTCCAGCGATTGGATAACCGCACAAAACAAAGGAGCATCGAATGGCTAATGAACAAGCACAGGTAACAGAACCGACAGCTGGAGATAACCCAACTGGCGACTTTATGATGGACACATTGAATGAGTTCAATAAAGGAACTGGCGAAGGCTCTCCTGATGAAAATCAGGCTGATGGTGATGTTTCTGCTGATGAAAGTGCTGACTCACAGCAACAGATGACTGCGCAGGAGCAGGAAAATTGGCTGATTGCCAACAAATTCCGGGATGACCCGGAAGGACGTGGTAAATTGGCAGAATCCTACAAGAAACTGCAAAGTGAGAAGGATCGTATCACAAACGAATTAGGGGATAAGGACGGCAGATACAAGCAATTGGATCAGCTGGACACATTCCTGCATGAAAATCCGGAAATTGTGTCGAAACTTCGTGATGAAATAAGTAGTGTAAGTCAAGGAACCAAGCCGCCGGAGAAACCGGAAGATTATGATCCTTACGAGGAAAATATCGACGATTCTTCTTCACAGAAGTACCGGCAGGCTTATGATAAGTATCTTGTTCGCTTGGGCGCGGATGAAGCCAAGAAAGAACTTGCCGGTTTTCGGCAGGAACTCTCGGCTAAAGAAGCAGTCCATGCTGAAGAAGATGTATTGCATAATCTTGGGCTTTCAAATACTGATATTAAGGAGTACAGGGATTTTATTAATGATCCCAATATTGTTACTCCTGAAAATCTTGTCAATATCTGGCGCATTATGAGTGAGCAAAGAAAAGAGAAAACTGTACCGGATAATCTGTCCAATTCACAATCCACTGGCTCTGGAGGTCGAACGAGCCTTGCGAGTGTTAGCGGAGTTACACCTTCTCCACTTCAATCGACAACCAAGGAAACAAATGAATTTATGGACGGCATAATGCAGTTTTCTAACTCTTACACCCCTGACAAAAGGAAATAATAATGGCTACTACATCCTATGGTACTGGAACAGCGTTGCAATTCAGTGATGCTACGCAACGACAGGTTCTGGAACTTGGAAGTAAAATTCACTATTATAACCCCGATGTAACACCTATCTTTTCAATCTTCGGAATGAAAAGCTCTGTAACTCCTGTCCCTATTTTTGAGTGGATGGAAGATGAGTACATGATCAAGCGCAGTCTTTCAGTAGACATGGCTGGTGCAAGTGCAGGCGGAGATTCCAGTTCAACACTTCTCTCTGATACCGCTACAAGCGGTGTTAATGGAGAAAATGCTGTAATAAACTTTAGAACACAGGCTCAAGTAGAAATGTTTGAAGTCGGCGGTATCTATAGTATTACTCTAACTGGATCAGCCTCCATGGCAACAGCTGTTACGCATTTGGTCTGTATTGGGATTGGAAAAGATGTTAATATAACATCTCCTTCTGATAAATCAGTTCAGTTCGTTGGCGCTCATGTTCACGCCTCGCTAAACGCTTACAATTTGGAAGCGATTGCTGGTGGAACGGACATTATCGGTTTTAATACCGATACTGTAATGACGCTATCCTATGTCGCAAGCGCCGGTCAGCTGTATGACAATGCTGTTGCAGTGTCTTATTACGGCTACCAGACGCATACCGGAACTAAAGGCTTTGGTGAAATTAATTTTGCCGATGCTGACTATTTCATGGTTGAAGGCGGCCCGGGACAATACGCTGAAGGTGCTGCGGTTGGTTTAGAATCGCGGAAGAAAGTGCGCAGGCTTAAAAACTGCACACAGATTTTCCGTGAACCC